GCGCATATCAATACTTAATCCTTTAGGACGATTAGAATTGCTTCCAGAGTTATTGATATAAACAACTGCCGTTGACATTGCACTGCCCACTTCAAAAGAAGCTGATTCAGGAACTGGGTTTGGGTAATTTTGAACAGCATGCCAAGACAATCTTTCTTTCGAAAGAAAAATTGAACCACTATAAGCAGTTCCTATAGGCCAACCTGAACTTATACCACTAGCATTAACACCAAAAGGACCTAATTTACTATTACCTGTTACTATTAAATTTGTTGCTGTTATTTCTTGAGCGAATAAGTCACTAACATCTATTCTTTCTGCTGATATCTTACCTGTAGTGATATTACCTCCATTGATATAAGTCATTCCATAGGTAAATGCTGTATCACGCTTATCATTATAAACCGCATATAACACCCCAATATTAAAATGTAGATAACCTACTTCAGAATCAACTTTTATCGGTGTTTCTGAAAGATGCCATTCACCAGTTAATGAACTTGCTGAGCATTTAGCTGATAAATAGTAATGCTTAACTGGGTCTAAATCAACTTGCTCAAAAGAGTCAATCTGCCAAATATAACCAAGACCACTGATCTCAATTTCACGATGTATCAATTGACCAGCTGATGCGACAAACCTGTTTACATTATCGCCAGCATTAGCTTCGAAGCTAACCCCATTCAAATAGAAATTTTGCGACTTAGCACCAACAGACAACATCATTGTTTCGATAGATAATGGCTTAATCTTATCCACATCAAAATATCCATCAGGATCAAATGTCAATTCGTGTAGTTGACGCATACGCATTGCTTGAAGACGGTTTGCTTCAGCCTTTGTCCTATCAACTACTTTAACCTGCTCCTTTACTTTATTTTGCTCTATGACAAATTCAGCTTGACGAGTATATGTGATCCTATCACTAACTACTACAGTACATTGATTAGGGTTAACCAAAGGAAAGCTAACAGAAGTAATCCTGATTTTATCATCAATATTAAGCTTGGTATCAATCAAACGAACACGATCACCTGAACGTAATTTAAAACCATTATCACGCATGTACTTTTCGTCAATCTCCACTTTATAAGGAGGACGTGACACCTGCTTAAATGATTTTTCAACAGCTTCCTTCAATTTATTCTCAGCATCTTCTACATATGAGGTAGGCTGGACTATTCCTATTAAGGTGTACTTATCACCACTCTCAACTGCAAAAGTTCTATTTGGCAATGTATAATCATTAGCGTCAGTAATTGGTTTAATAGTTATTTCCTTAGTCGAATGATTGTATTTTGAAATTTCGAACTCCTTACCTGATAATGCTCCTGATTTAAATACAACTTTAGCCTCAGCTCCATTAATTCGCTGACCATTCAAATCAAAATCTATTGTCGAATCAGTAAGCGTTAAGCCCTCAGAAGATACAGCCGTGAATGTTGATGTACGCTGTGGAAAAATATCTTCAAATACAACTGTTGTTTCTCGCCTGCGCTCACCTTCAGCTAAAGGGCGTTCAACATAACCAGGAGAGAATGCTAGTCTTTTAATACCACTTCTGTAGGTTTGACTTAGATTATTAGAACTGCCAAAACCATAGATACGATTGAATAAGGGTGTTTCAATCATGCCACGCTCTACAGAATAAAGACCTCGTGATCGTCCATACTGAAAATCAATATTAGTATCAACACCAGCTTCTTTGGTTAAATTGATAGTCTTACCATCTCTTGAAAACCAATATTCAAGACTGAATTGTTCAGCTATCAATTGAAGAGCGCCTTTGCAAGAATATCCTGTACCACTTGCGAAGAAATCAAGATTGATCTCGTCCATTTCTTCACAAACACCAACTTGCCAACCACTATCTTCAACATTCATACAGTCAACTATCAACTGCATGAAAGATCTTGGAGTTCCGAAATAACTAAATTCAATAGCGCCTAAATGACGAAATGCAATATCCTTTAGCCAGTAAGATGTATGCTCGAAAGTGATACTATATTGAAGTTCTGCACCTCTAGTCACTTGGAAAGGAACATTTATAGTGTATTGAGCGTCATTAAGCAGGATATAATCATCAACTTTGATATCCAGCACCTGATCGCTATAAAACGAGCAAGTCACGTCATTACGCCCCATTAACTCATCCAAATAGACGGTTGATTCGTCTATCGGTATTGCTATGGTTGGATTCCCTTTACGGTATAATTGTAATTGATTCATAATTAACAGTCAATTGCTCCTTCAAATTCAGGGAGTTTTTTTAAATATTCGTAACCTTGAACTATGAAGTTATCATTGCTTTGTAAATCAATTTTATGAAAATATTTCTTAGAAGCTATAATAACAACATCGTCGTTATCAGTTTTGTTTAACCAGCTAACATCTATCTCAGCCAAAGATTTATTCCATTTTTGATTCGTTATTAAAACATAAAACTCTTCTATATCAACGTCAATCATACTTATAACGAAATCTGGAATATAAACTTGCTTAGTATTCATTATTCTTAAAGCCATTTTTATCTTATTTATGATTTTTATATAATAAAACTTACACACTTACACCATTAACATCTCTCCATACTGTACCAGAAGAGGTACCTACTCCCCAAATTACTTTGTTAGAAGAGCCATCAACAATTACCCTTGTTTCATTGCTTTGAAGTATAGGTCTACTAGGATAAACTCCAAAAGTTTCATCCAATCTTTTCCATGAAGTCCAATTTGAATTATATCTGTACCTACTGTACTCCTTTCCTGTTCTTGTACTATAGGATTGCTTAATATTAATAACATCGATATTGTAAGTAATAAGAATCCCCCCCTCGTTAATCGGAATATTATACAATAATGCATTTGCTAGGTCTACAGGCGTACTACCTAAAAGGTAAATACCCATATCAATTAGTGTATTGAAATCAGTTGCTGGGGTTATACTTCGTGAAAAAAAAGGCACTTTTAAAGTATCTCTCAACCATAAATTGTTTTCAACTAAATTTTTTAACACAACTGGTTTACAAGCATTCAAAGGAAAAGGAGCAACTAGTGTATTGGTTTCTGAAGATAATGGATATCCATCATTTAGTGATGTACTATTAACACTATAATCTAAATTAGTATTTGTCTCAGAAGGTGCATTTATTAGTACTGAATAACCATTTGAGCCATTGTTATTAGAAACTTTTGTTCTATCTGTATAAGCTAGTGTTATCGCTCTTGTACTTGTACCGATTTTGTTAAAAACATTAGAGGTTAAAATATTTCCTAGGGAATAATTACTTACGGATCCTACAACACGAATACCAACTCCTTCATTAATATCCATTTGATTTTTATGAATCCTATTGTTATCTCCACTAATGATAATAACACCATCTACTGCCGAAGATTTTATGATTTTATTTTCATCTATAGTAGAATTTGTAAAAGTTGTTTTTCTTGAGCCAGAATCTGTACTAAAATTACTTATAAATCGAGTACACCCAATTGCTATATTGTCAGATATCGTAGCATTGTCAATATTACCTTCAAATGCAGAACCTAAAACTATACCTTTAAAATTTTCAATATAATTACCTTTAAAAACTACATCCTTCACACGGCCTGTAGCTTCCCCGTAAATAGCAACAGCATATTGTAATACAGATCTACTAATATCACCGTAAAATCGATTGCCAATAGCATTCATACCTTTAAAACCACGTAAGTTTATGAATCCAGCACTATCATAAGTTTCACAATTGTTAATGAAGCAATCATAGGCCGCCCCATGGATATCATAAGAGCTTTGACCTATTGAATTACTCACTTTACAATTTATATATCTAATATTAGAAGATATAGACAATGATGCTACGGTAATACCATGTTTACACCTGCTAGACTCACATTCATCAACAGTAATACTCCTGCCTGAAATATTAAATCCATAGCCTAAAGAACCACTTGGATCGTTTGCGTTCTCAGAATAACATTTTCTTATACGACTATTTAATCCGGTTATTTGAAAACCAACAGAACACCTAATGCTAGAAGTTTTAAAACTACAGTCTTCCATTGAAAAGCCCTCAACATTTTCAAATTTGACTGTGGTAGCATTTTGCCCTGAACTTATGAAAGAAATTCCTTTTAAATTAATATTATGAAGCATTGTTGGCTTCACTAGCTCTAGTAAGCTATTGTTAGTAATGCCAACACTCATAGGTCTATCCAGGGTAATTATTTTATTGACATAATCTATCGCAGCAATTCTAAAATAAAACTCACCTTTAAGATATCTTGTTGTTAAAGAACCGATGCTTTCAGTAGTTTTCGTGTTAATTACGTCTCCTATATTTAAATTATCTGTACTGGTTAATGATAACTGGTAATCTCCCTCTTGTATGGTTGATAAGGGATTTATAATATAACCTAAAGACATGTTCACTTCACCAACAGTGCATAAAACATGTGTATTTTCGATCGTGTTTATTATTGTTGGATTGTTAATTCCAGTTAAAGAATAATTATCTAAAACTCCACTGATTGTTAATCTTTGAGAATTTATATACTCAAACCCTTTATTGACAATAATCATATTTTTCTCATTCCTGGTGACATAATCAAGGCATCTTTTAAGAGGCTCAAAGCTATCAGATAAATCACCGTATTTAGACCCGAAATAAGAAGCATCCACATCGTTACCAAACTCATGAATCAATTTGATCCCTGACACTTCAAAAACGCTCCCTCCATCTTCAACTACTGTTTTTGAGCTTAAAAAATACAATATTGGTGCTGGTGTATCATCTGCCTGATAATATCCATTAAGCTGAACAGCTTTAATAACTCCACTTACCAATAAACTTTTTTGCTCCGAGGTCATCGCACGCATTTCAGCTACCGAATTAAATTCAATAGGTTTACCGAAATTATCGACAGAAACCTGCTGTACCTCCTTAGTATCTGAATTAACAATAAGTACCGTATCCGATGGCTTCATATCAGTCCTATACTGCGCCTGACTTACATCTTTTGTTCCTTCTGCCATTTTTAAAATCCTTTCAATATTTCTGTTAGAGGCTGACCGTATTTATCCACTAAGGTCAAGCCTGTACTATCTGTTAATTTATTCCAATTTTGTAGCTCTTTTATTTCAGCAAACTTCAATTCTAATTCAGCGATTACTTGATTAGCTTCTACGTTAACATTTGTGACCTTAAATCCATCTTTGACAAACACCTCTCTTTGCGTGCCATCTGCAAATCGTAGAATCCTAGAATTAGGCTTACTTAACAAGAATGAAAGCCTATTTAAAACCCTTTTAAATGCCGTATAATCATCTTGTACTACAATAGCTTTTATGATCAATTCTCTAAAACCACGTTTACCAATTGAATAACCCTCATAACCATAAGCTGTTAAGTTATTATCCTTAGGAGCTGGATGATTTAGATCATTGTGAAGTTCCAAAAAGGTAATACCTAAGCCTGACCAAGAGTAACCATCGATATTGTACTCCCCATGATCCTTAGCAGGAAAATCAACAGCTGCTATCTCCACAACTGGCTCTCGGAAGGTAAACCGCAATTGAGCAAAAGCATTATAGTAATCATATTCAATGCTCACCTCAGAGTTCAAGTAAACAGACCAGGTACCAAAGTCAATTGAGCTAAAGCTTATCAAATCCTTTGTTTTAAATTGAGAATAAAAGCGATCAATTTTGTCAAGATATTCTTCTCTACTCTCTACCTTCATGAAACCATAAAACTGAATATCACGTCCACTTAAGAAAATTTCATCTTCACGTAGGTAAGGCTCAATTCCATCTTCATCGCCCCAATCATGGTATATTTTACCTATACGTGTAGGCATATCCCAAGCGCCCGATATAGCAATATTACCGCCTTCAATTTGTGAAGCCGTTATCCCAAAATCTTCTATTGCTATTCCATTTAACGTATACATATTTATTAACCTCCGTATGCTCTTGTACTTTGTGGTGAGGTATTACCTTTTATAACCTTCAATTCCCCAACTACCAACTTCAATTGATCAACCGTATTAGCTGTATTCTGCTCGATGGCCGCTTGATGCTTCAGACTTTGGATCAACATATCATTCGCTCGACTATCAAATTCTAGCGATTGCTGAGATACAACAAGATGTTGTTTACTCACATCATACTGCGCACGAGTAACACCCATCAGCTCAGTTGCTGTTTGCTCTGATATACGCTCGATACCAGCTTCAGCTTTTAACGATCCACTTGCATTACCTCCAATAGTTTTACCAGTTACCTTTTCAATTTCCTTGATAGCATCTAATCCTTGTTGAACTACTGCATTATAACCCTGTTGAAATGCATCAATTTCATTTTGATTCAAACCATCCTTAGCATCATCACGAAATTTTTTGATTAACTCCTGCAATGGAGCATCTAGTACGGTGTAATTCATCGCAGACAACAATGCATTTTGAATGATCTCCTCTGCATCATCAGCGAAGTCAGATACAGCACGGCGACCTTGTTTAAAGCCGTTTATTATACTATTACCAATAGCATTAGCCGTAGCGTTGCCCGACATACGATCAAGTAGTTCATTCTGCATTTCATCCCATGCATCAGCTATTCCATCAACTTCCTCTTTGGCTTTCTTCAGTTCTTCAAACAACTTCCTAGTAGCTTCATTCAACTTATTTGAGGTGTACAACTCTTCTAATTGATTGTACGTATAACCTGATAAACCTGCCGTAATATCCACAACGCGAGTTTTCTTACCGATTCCTAAGAAACCGCCATATTTCTCGGTTTTTTGCCCTGTAATCTGCTGACCTTCTTGTTGCACGCGACGTAGCAAAGCTTCATAATCACTTTTAGCCTCCGAAGTCTGCGTGTTAAGCAATTTCTCCTGAAGCTTGAGCTGTTCATTCGTAAGGTCATTGATGTTTTCTTGTTCACGAGCACGCTCACGGAGTAGACGATTGTATTCATATTCGCCGATCAATACACTATCCTGGTAAGATTTGATTTCCTCCGCTGCTTTACGAGCAGACTCCTTAGAAGCTTTGAAAAAATTAACAACGCCACCAACTACATTAGCAACCGCACCTACAATTTGACCAACAGGACCAGCAACTCCAGCAATCGCTCCAAGCGATCCAAGGAGACCACCACCTCCAGCCGCCTTATTATCTTTATAGTTAGCAATACCCTTTGTCAGCCCTTTGATACCATCATTGACCTGTACGGTCGCACGTAGCACATTTGACAAACCTCCCAACATAGAAGCCAAACCTTCATTAACCGACCCTAACGACTGAGCCATCTGCGCAAAGCCATCCGCTATCTGAAGTGTACGCTCAGGCAGACGATCATCCAATGCTTCCGTAGTATCCTTTAGAGCATCCTCAATTTCCTTACGGAGTTCTGCAGACATATTAGCATCTGAAGATAGTAATGCTTTTATCTTATCTATTAAGCTACGAGCTCCAGCATCGGTCAACTTATCGATGCCCGCAAACAATTTCTGCACAGATGCTAATTTTTCAATATTGGCATCATCTAATTTATTTAGCTCTTCACGTTGACGAGCTTCTAGTCCCGAAGTATCTGCACCTGTAGCCACGGCACGAGCCATTTCTTGAGCTTGCTTTTCAACCAACTTTTTACGCTCTTGGTCATAAGTAATCATACGAGCCAATAAGTCTGAATACTTCTTATTTTCAGCTTCCTGGATTCGCTTTGTGTTGTCACTTTGAAGTTTAAGCAATTCTTCAAGCCGTTTTTTTTCTAATTCATTAGTGGTGCTAGGATCTATAGAATTAATCTCAGACTGTAAACGAGATTCAAATGATTTAATCTTATCCAAGTCATCTGCAAAACGCTTATCAGCATACTCAGCATTGGTTTCTTCCTTCAGCTTTTGATAATCGACATAAACTTTATATTCTTCATCATATTGCTTCTGTAGACGAGCAGTATTTTGTGTGTATGATAAGTTTGACTCAGCTTGAGTTTGTATTACATCCAAATCCGAAAGACTGATTTTAAACTTGTTTTTAGGATCTTTATTAAATTCTGTAATCTTTTGTCGAATCTTATCAAACTTATCTTGTAAAGCAAGAAGCTCTGCTTGATCATTATCTATCTTCTCACGTTTATATTCATTATCCAACGATCGTATATCCGCAATTAAGTTATTATAAGCCTCTAAGGTTTCCTTAGCCTTTTCCGTTCCACCTACACCTCCAACATCTCCAGTTACAACGCCAACTCCATTAATAGCGACTAAATTTGAAATAGCTGTTTTATACTTATTCATAGTTTTAGTCAACTCTGCAGTGTCTTTATTTAATGTATTAATATCTTCAATAGCTTTATAAGCATCACTACCTCCAGTATTAAACATCATCATACCTCCACTTGAGACAATATCTCTATCAAGTTGCATTGCCAATCGTTGTGCCTTTGTAATAGAATTGGCCTTTTCTGTTACTTTATCATTATTCTCAATGATTTTAGACGATATTTCAGCAATTTTATTTTCGTAAGCTCTAGCTTGAGCTGCTGCAATGATTGACTGCGTTAGTTTATCATAAGCTCCTTTTGCATTTCCTGCGAGAATAGCTTCATTTGTCATGTTATTGAAATAGGCTGGATATTTCTTTTGCAAAGCATCAACCGCTTTGTTTCTCTCACTTAACGACAATGTTGAATTTTGAGTAGCCTTATATAAAGAGTCCAATGAAGCTAATTCTTTAGTTGCGTCTTGAGTTCCTTTCAAACGTATAGCATTAAACTCAGCTTGCTCTTTCTTCAGCTGACTTAATGCATCTTTACCTTTAAATAAACCTTTAACCCACTCACCAATCTCTTTACCATAAACAGTGAGCAACGTAATACCGATTACCATACCAGTCTGCCAACTCAAGAGTCCTCCAAGCAATTGCTTCCATACAGGCACACCCTTTTGACCACTAGCCGACAATAGATCATTTTCTTTTCGAACCTTAGCTATCTCATCTGCAAGAATGGGTAAGTTGTTCGATATAGCGATGAAGCCGGTTTGTGCCGAATACGTAAATGCAGGAAGCTCACGACCTATCTGATTAATACTATTTTGTAAGCCATTCCAATCCTTTTGAGATTTTGTACTTATTTCAAACGTTCCTAATGAACGTATTCTAGCCATTTCGGCTTTGGTTTCAGCAAGTTTTTGATTGTATTTAGCGATTACATTTACATCATGTGACTTCGAAATAATAGATGCATATGATTTAGCTTGAATTTCTAACTGACTATAACTTTTTGATAATAGAGCTTGATTTTCAACTATTTTTTTGAATTTTTTCTCTACGGAATCTACAGTCTTATCCACAGATTGATCAACCCCTTCAATAGTCTTCTTGCTTTGATCCAAGCCAGCCTTGAGGCTTGCATTATCAATATCCCAACCGACTTCTAGATTTAGTTTATCCATTTTGCATTCGTTTTCTATGTTCCTTAAGACCTGATTTCGAAACTTTTACTACCATCTCTGACTTCTCTATATATTGTATCTTATCGGCTATCATCATTTGTATATTAGTCCAAGAAATTCTCTCCAGTACATACTCTAGTGTCCAACCTTTCTTTTCACAGAGATGATCTAACATTCCCCAAGGGCTATGCATCCCTATAGGGACTAACTCCGCTTGGTCTTTTGGCCCAGTTTCGGAGCGGTGATCATCACGCCCTTGATATATCTGGTAGTAATCATAAAATCCTCTAATCCTCCATGAACGATGACGAGTTGTAGCATCGTCAATACATCTTGAATAGGAAGATTCTCTTTTAGCCAATTTGAATATAGCTTGAGCAATATTTTAGTCAACAGCTTATTTCCGATAAATAGGCAAGCTAATGCTTTATAGATATTGTCTCCATATTTCACCTGGAATAGCATAGCATCTTCCATACTGATTTTTTCCAATTTTTCTATTGGCAACTGACAAAGCAGGTACCAATACCCCATTCGCATCAAAGCTCCTCCAGTAGGTACAGATAAGCGTAGAGTAATATTTTTTATTAACAGCAACCTCAACACAAAAGGAGCGCGGACTCTCACCCTTACGCCCCTTTGTAATAATGTTTCAGTCGCATGCAATTCAGTTTGATTTACCTGCATAATTTTGTATTATTTAGTCAGTCCATTGAAATGCTGACACCGCACTTACACCTGTAGATTTAACAGTAGCTACTACTGGGATAGTCATAATATCGGCCTCATTAAGATTACCTGATAATCGAGCAGCACATTCAGCATTTGGCACGATGATTTGACTATCATCTTCCAACGTAAACCGCAATGCTTTCGTTGTAGATGGCACAGGGTTGACTGGTTCATTCCAGGTATCTTTACCTTCTACAGTCGTTTTTGTGCCCCCCAACCATTTAACCTTCGAATCAGCAGACATATCCATCACTGCAAAATTTATTGATTTAACTGTTTTTGAGTATCGTGAGACTTTTGGGTTAGGATCACCTTGTTTAAAGTGATCAGTACGCGTAGCTTCTTGTTGATCGATTGTAATTGAATCTTGGTAGACTTCAATTTCACTTGGCGCCCAGGTTAATGCTCCGGTACTAGGATCCATTGTACCATCCTCAACCTTTTTACATCCGTATTGATATTTTGGCATCTTTTAATAGTTTTTTAAATGAATGATTTTGTTAAATTATTCCTCTTCTTCAGAACCTGTGCCCTTATCACTGTCTGCATCTTCAGCGCTACCATCTAATTCTGCAGCCTTTTGAACTTCATCAGCCAAACGTTCTTCTTCAGCTTTAATTTTAGCTTTGATAGTTTCAATAGCTGCATTTTTAGCTGGTTTCTTGCCATCAAATAATTCTTGGTGACGGATCACTAAAGATTCTCGTTCCAAGTCCAACTGATTATCTGGCACTGCTATTGCGGGCGAAGTCACATAATTCTTACGATTAGCTTCATCAATGTCTTTGTTCTCTAAAGTAGAAGCGTGATTTTCTGCGTCACACTTTTGAACAAACATTTGATCATCTGAAGTCACAAAAAATAACATGACTCCCATATGTGCTGCAAAAGCATACTTTAGCCTTTGCTCTCTTGTGTTTTCTTTATTTTCCATTATGTTTAAATGGGGTTTAAAATGGTTTTAACTTCTTTTTAATACGGTTGTACACTATGTATATAAGGCATACTAAGCCAAACAACCCAATTAGCCACATATACCAAGGGACTGCTACACCCTTTGTCTCTTTATCGGCGACAGTATTCCGTTTTTTTACTTCTGTAGTAGATTCGGTAACTATCTTTTCTTGAGCAGAAACCGAATCTTTAGTATTTTCTTGATGGTTCGATTCCTTACTTGCCTGACCAGATTGTAAGACTTCAGCTTGATCTGCTTGCCCAATGATATTACCAGCAGATGATATGACACCATTAAAGTTGGTCAGACGTATAGCATTTAGCCAGCTACTATCTATTTTCTGATTACTGTTGACGCCCATGGTCAAGACCGCTCGGACATCTATATAACTTACTTCACGGTTAGTGCTTACACTATCGGTAGCATCTTTTTTAACGTGACTCGTCCTAGTCTTACATCCTACCAAGAGCGAAATCAACAGTACAATCAAACCTAATTTTTCCATTACCAACGTGCTTTATTACCTCTAATATCGTAGTGAACAAAGCCTTTATATATACCTATCCCACCTTGCTTCATTTTACCTTCAGCAATCAATTCTTCAATAACTTTAGCTAATTCTATTGGTGTATAGTTACGAGCATTGATATCTGCACCTTTAGCTGTTAGGTGCTGAGAATTGACAGCTCCACCTACAGCTTTATTATGAGAAGGCGTACGATAACCACTTCCTGTAATTATTACAGGTTCACCGATATGATCGCGCAAAACTTGAAGGTTACTAGCCAATTCTACCACATTAGGGATATATTGTCCTGGTACAGACGTACCATCTTTACAGTCGAATTCTTGACGACTAAAATTCTTTGTTAATTTCATCGCTTTACTTTAAATAGATCATTTACTTTATCTTGTATTTGACTAATCCAATAGGTTTTGCCTTTTCCAGAGATTACGCCTAGATTCTCACCAATAGACACGATATTTTCTACTGCAATATGAACCGCTAGAAATAGATGAAGCCAATCAAAAAACCAATACCCTGCAGTGGACCCTTTAGCTTCAAAACTCTCAGCAAACGAATTACTGACAAACAACATGACCAGATAGCATCCCATTTTCAACGAAAACCGACTCATTTTCACGCTACTTGTATCGATCTTCGATACACGAGAGGCAACTATTCCCGTTATTACTTCAAAGGTCATCACTAGAACAAATGCTATGAATGCCAAAGTATCTAAGCCAAATATCTTATACGTGACTACTGACATGCTACTGATAGCGAGTATGAATCCAGTCATATTATATTTTAGGCTGGGGAACATAGAACTGACTATTGATAGCCAGTTCTCATATTCAAAACTGTTGAGTATTTTATCAATGTACTTCATCAGTCTAGCGCCTATTAAGCAGGTAGTGTATATATCGCTCCGATTGCTTCTTGCTTGATTGGCAATGTGATGAAGTAATGACGATAGTTTACTTGATGTGCTTGATTAGTCGTATTAGGAGCATCATAGTACTGCTTCAAGATACCTGTCTTTTTACCGACGTTATCCTCATAGAATGCGATAGACGCGCGCTTATCAGTTCCTCCTGGAGTAGCACCCCAAGCACCTTTTACACCTGCAGTAGTATAATATGGATTACCTACGTAAGAGTAAATTTTGAATCCTGCCAACATACCACTTACTTTACCTGATTGCTTATCAGCATACAATGCTGCCGCATATTTTTCCGAAGTCAATAGGGCATTCGCATGATCTGTACATAACACCAGACGACGACCATCTTCTGGAACCTCAGCATCATCAAATTTTCCTTTCAACACTACGATAGCATTATACACTTGCTCAGCTGTCAATGTTGCTGCAACACCAACTACTGGAGTTGTAGCAGTATTCGAAGCTGGAGCCAAAGCATGGATGGCCTTTTTATATTTCACAGTATTGATTGCCTTCACATGGCGCTTACCTGTTACATCGATTTTATCATACGATGCACCCATCGCTTGATCTTCCGTGATTTTAGTAGCTTTAGTTTGGTACTTATCCAAGTTTACAGTCTTGGTACCATCACTGTGAGCTTGCACATCGATTGGATAAGTCGTATTATTCAATAACACATCTGGAGTAAATGTCTCCAATGGAATATGAATTGTATTTTGATCTGTATGTTGATCTACTTGTACTTGTGCTTCCAACTCTTCGATTCCATCTAAGAAATCAGCTTGATGAGTGTTACCTAACAATTCTCTTACGCGGGCTTGCCACGCTTCAGGGAAATTTCCTGCCATTTTATTCTTTTTAATAAAAGTTTACAATCGATTAATTACACGAACAAAGCTTTATAAGCTGCTTCGTTATTATTTTTGAAAGCCAATTGTGCTTCCGAAGACATCTTAAAGAAATCCTCTTTTGTTTTAGGGCCTTCTCCCAATTCAGCACCGGCATTACTCAATTGAGCACTTAAGCTTTGTTTTTTAGGCAAACCTTCAATGATATTCTTTGCTTTATCATAGCCTAAAGCTACAAACGCATCTTTCTGAGCGCCTAAAATTTGCCCATCAGTAACAGCTTGATCCAACAGGGCATTCAGCTGTGCAGTTTCCTGGTCTTTTACCTTTTGCTGTAATTGTTCACGAGCCGTTTTTTCCAAGCCATGTGCTGTTTTTTCAGCGTCCAAGTCCGCTTTCAACTTGGCTACAGCATTATCCACGTCCGACGCAGAATCAGCATCCTTTAGTCCAAATGCCATCAACGTGGCAATAGTGACTGCATTTAATAATAGTTTTGACATAGTTTTATTTGAATTATCCTTTTTGGGGTGCTTAAGGTTCTGAAGAGACAAGCTAACTTGCTCCTCATCGATGAGTTCACCTGTTACCGAGTACAATTTCACAGCATTGGCATTAGACGGCACAGCGACAATAGACACTTCAAATAGCTCAGATTCTAAGAGTACATAAGTCCCATCAGGACGTTCTTCCATAAAATGATGAGAGAAGCGGATACCCATAGAGCAACCTTTGATAAAACCACCTTCTACTTTTGAAGCGATCTTCTTAGCATCTTCATCATTCTCATCAAATACAGCATCAGCAAGCAACAGATGTCCTTCGATACGCACATTTTCCCAACGCCCAATTACATTATCTGTACTATTCCAATGATTAGAAAGCATTACTGGATTAGCTTTAAATCGGTCCAAATTTATGCCCGTATTTAATATGCGAAAGCCATAGCTATTGGCTTGTGTCTCATCATTTAGCGTGAATGTCAATGTCTTTTTACTCATCTGTTATGCGTCTATTTCCTCGTTTTGTTGACACAAAGAAACAGATAGGATCAGTCAACAATAAATACTTGGTCAAGGTCTAGCCAACTAATTCAAAAACAGCATTTTTCATTCGATTTTTGAAACTAAACAGAACGACTATGGCTAAAATTAAAACGCTAAATAAATCAACAGTAAACAAGTCCAACTCAGAAAGCAAAAAGCAATTGGCATATTTTCTTTTTATGCAGAACACACCTCAGAAAGATGTAGCATCACGTGTAGGTGTAACTGAAAAGACCATCAGTAAATGGAAGGTGAATGAAAATTGGGAAGCTAAAAGAGCTGCTAAAACTATATCGATGGATGAGCTTATCGTCAAAGCATTGCAAAAGATAAACGAACTATTAGATTCAGAAGACTTCAATGCCGATGCCTTTGCTAAAGCAGTAGCTCAACTCAAATCACTCAAAACAAATAACACCGTAGACGATGAGATTGTCACCTTCATGAATTTTCAAAATTATCTTATCCAAAATCGTATTACAGAGAATTTATCAGAGGAATTCATCAAAGAAGTTGTGCACCAACAAGACAATTACATTCAAATTCGATTAGGTAATGGCTAAGCATAAAATCAATAAAGAGCTACTTGGACGTTGGCAAGATCGAATTGCTTGGATACGAACGGCCAATTTCTCCAAAGAAGAATCGCGAGAACAAAAGGAAGCACGCAAAGCACGAGCGCGTAAAGATTACAATTATTTTGTAAACGAGTACTTTCCGCATATAGCAAGGTCGAGCAATGCTAAGTTTCATACCTATGCGGCCAATCTAATGCTAAAGTATGCATTTATACGTGCTCTATTTGAGTGGTTTCGTGGATGTGCTAAGTCCACTCATTTCACGGTATTCATCCCGATGTGGCTCAAAATTCAAGAACCACGACAAATCAATGTCATGGTATTGGTGTCAAAATCGCAAGATTCTGCTATCGGTTTATTATCCGACCTACAAGCAGAGCTTCAATACAATGAGCGATATATAGCAGACTTTGGTATACAAGTCAAATCAGGTGATTGGACTGAAGGAAAATTTCGAACAGCAGATGGTTGTATGTTCGTCGCCCTTGGTCGTGGACAGTCTCCTCGTGGTCTCAAAGATAGATCTAAGCGTCCAGATTATATTGTCATTGACGATATAGATGATGATGAGATCATCAACAATAGTAAACGTGTTGGGAAAATATTAGACTGGTGCTTGACTGCACTATTCGGTACGATGGAAGGTGGTCGTGGTCGTTTTGTAATGGTAGGAAACAAGATTGGCAAAGACTCTGTGCTAGCTAGATTTGAAGCTATCAAAGACGTAAAACTCACAAAAGTCAATATTCTAGATAAAGATGGTAAATCTTCATGGCCCGAGAATTACAGTCTAGCAGAGATTGAGTCTATGCGATCATTTATGGGGGAACGAAGATTCCAAAAGGAATATATGAACAACCCAATCAACGAGGGTACCATCTTCCTGGACAAACACATCCGATACAGCAAGATGCTAGACCTGAAGCAGTATAAACAACTGATTTGCTACACCGATCCATCATTCAAAGACAGTAGCACATCTGATTATAAAGCAACAATGCTTATTGGTAAAGCTCCTAATGGAGAATTCCATCTGCTCAAAGCATACGCAGATCAAACCTCAGCTTCTATGATGGTACAGTGGCATTACGACATTAATGACTATGTAGCTGGACGTGTACCTGTGCTATATTATATGGAATCTAATTTCTTACAAGATCTTATACTCGATGAGTTCAAACGTGTTGGTGATGAGTTAGCCTTTCATATACCTATACGTGGAGACGCTCGCAAAAAACCTGATAAGTTCTCTAGAATTGAAGCGATGCAACCTCTTTTTGAGCGAGGATTAGTGGTCTTCAACGAAAAAGAAAAAGACACTTATGGTATGAAAAAGCTAGTTGAACAAATGCTCATGTTCGAACGAGGATCACGCATCAATGATGATGCACCCGATGCCCTGGAAGGTGGAATATTCTTACTAAATAAAAGGACTCAAACAACTAGTGCATCATACAAATTCGGTCAACGAACTTCTAATAAATTTTAAACTCAATTTAAACAATATGAAAACACTATTTAAAGAATCATTCGTTCTCTTGAAATTATTAACTCAAGTATTATTTGAGTTAATATTATCCATTTATCAATTATCGATTACGATGTTAAGATCATTTCCTCATTACATAATCATTGGTGTTGGTATGACAACATTAGCTTGTAATAGCAACTTATATGCAAAAGAAAAACAACCTTTTGGCATCAACTCTAAATCGAACAATATTGAAAATATGATCCAACTTATAGAAGATTATAAGATAAATAATTTAAGCTCAACTGGAATGACCCCCAAAGAGTATAGCATTCGTTTCGGCAATGGTAAAAGCAGGAAGCATAAAACCAATAAAAAGCACCGTTCACATTTACATCGCGTAAGCAATAAAGCATAAGGATATGACACAGATTATAACTCTATTTTTACTCACTATTTTACAAAACGCAAGTTTTACACTTGTTAGTCGAGCTCGCAATAGCAATTCATTGCTATATCATGGATTAGCATCTATTGCTTCAAATGGTATTTGGCTTTTAGTCATTCGTAAAATCGTAACCAATCTAGACAGTTTGACGATGATGATCACCTACATTATTGGTAGTGTAATTGGAAGTTTGCTAATGCATCATATTGCTATCAAGTATATCGAAAAAGGCAAAA